CTTGGAGATATGGTTTTACATCATTTAGCAGATAGACTATCTTGTAGAGAGCCATATTCTGAGTGGTTGTTAAAATGTACTGGTAAGAGGTATCGCTATGCTCAGAAAAGTTAAACTTTATGGAGAATTAGCTGACTTTGTAGGTCACAAAGAATTAGATGCTGTAATAAATTCTACTGCTGATGCTATACGTTTTCTTATAACTAATTTTCCAAAATTAGAAGCACACATGAATCAAAGGTATTACAGAGTATTAGTAGATGATTATGAAATAAGTGAAAAAGATATACACAATCCCACGGGAAAATCTGACATAAATATTGTTCCAGTAATAAGTGGTGCTGGTGGTGTTGGTAGAGCTTTATTAGGAGTTGCTTTGATAGGGGTTGCATTTGCTACAGGAGGATCATCTTTAGCTTTAGGTTTTGGTGGTTTTAGTGGTGGAGTAGGAATATCAGCAGCAGTGGGTAACATTGGTATTGCTTTAACTTTGATGGGAGTAAGTCAAATGTTATTCCCGTTACCCCAAAAACCTGATTTTTCAAACGAAGAAGATCCAAGAATATCATTTAATTTTTCTGGGGTACAAAATACTAGCCGTGCAGGAACTAGCCACCCTATTGCCTATGGAGAAATAGTAACAGGATCAGTTGTCATCTCTGCTGGTATTGACACTAATCAGGTACAAGCATGACAGATAAAATTATTAGAGGTTCTGGTGGTCCTCCTCCCACTCCACCATCTCCAACAAGAGCACCTGATACTTTAAATAGTAGACAGTTTGCTACTATTCAAGATTTGCTGTCTGAAGGAGAAATAGAAGGCTTTGCTACCCCATCAAAAGCAGGACTTACAAAAGGCACAACAGCTTACAATAATGCAGCTTTAAAAGATATTTTTTTAAACGATACTCCTATTCTTAACTCCAGTGCCAGCAATACAAATCCTGGAACAGCAGATTTTAATTTTCAGAATGTAGGTTTTACACCTCGTTTTGGGACATCAAATCAAACACATATTTCAGGCATTGAAAGTAGTCAATCTACAACTGGTGTAGGAGTAACAGTAACAGCTTCATCTCCTGTTACTCGTCAGATAACAAATACTAATGTAGATGCTGCAAAGGTAACAATTACATTTCCACAGCTACAAAAAGCCACAGATCAGGGAGATTTACTTGGATCAACTGTTCAGTTAAAAATACAAGTTCAATATAATGGAGGTGGTTTTAGTGATGTCTTATCAGACACGATTACAGGTAGAACTGCTGATGCGTACCAAAAAGAATATCGTGTAAATATTACTGGTTCATTTCCTGTAGATATTAGAGTTGTAAGAATTACAGCAGATAGTTCATCTTCCAATCTTGTTGATGCTTTTACTTGGACAAGTATTGGTGAAATTGTTGATGATAAACAGACTTACGCTAATAGTGCATATACAAATTTACGGATAGATTCTGAACAGTTTAGTTCTATACCAAAGAGAGCTTTTCGTATTCGTGGTGTAAAAGTAAGAATACCAGGAGCAGGAGCATCTAGTTCTGGTACACCTACTGTGGATTTACAGACAGGTAGAATCGTTTATCCAAGTGGTTACATATTTAATGGAACGATGGGTGCTGCTGTTTGGTGTTCATGCCCTGCAATGATACTTTTGGATCTTTTAACTACTGAAAGATATGGATTTGGAACGCATATTACAGATAGCAATTTAGACTTATTTAGTTTTGTTGCAGCCAGCAGGTATGCAAATGAATTAGTATCAGATGGTTTCGGAGGACAAGAGGCAAGATTTAGTTGTAATGTAAATTTACAAGGATCTATGGAAGCGTACCAATTAATAAATGAATTAGCTGGTGTTATGAGATGTTTTCCAATATGGTCTGAAGGTTCTGTAACTATTTCACAAGATAGACCAACAGATCCAAGTTATTTATTTAGTTTGGCAAATGTTGGTGAGGGTGGGTTTTCATATTCTGGTAGCAGTTTGAAGCAAAGGCATACTGTTGTATCTGTTAGTTACTTTAATATGGATAGCAGAGAAATAGATTACGAGGTTGTAGAAGATACTGCTGCACAAGCAAAACTTGGAATAGTAAAAAAAGATGTAAAAGCATTTGCCTGTACTTCCCGTGGTCAAGCTCAAAGACTAGGTAAAGCTATATTATTTAGTGAACAAAATGAATCTGAAACTATTAGCTTCACGACATCAATAGATGCTGGTGCGATAGTAAGACCTGGATCTGTCATTTCTGTTAATGATCCTGTCCGTGGTGGAGAGAGAAGGTCAGGAAGAATAAATGCAGCAACCACTACGCAGATTACTGTGGATAACACACAAGATTTAGATACATTTACTGGATCAAATAAAAAATGCAGTGTGATATTACCCGATGGAACTGTTGAGACTAAAAATGTAACTGGAATTGTAGGCAGTGTAATTACATTAGATTCAGCTTTATCTGCAACACCGAATGTAAATGCTATATGGTTGTTGCAAAGTTCTACTTTAGAAGCACAAACTTTTAGAGTAATAACTGTTGAAGAACAAGATGGTATTAATTATGCGATAACAGCTTTAACTTACATTGATGGAAAATACGCAAATATTGAATCTGGCATAAGCTTGCCTTCTAGAAGTATATCTTTATTAAACGAACCAAAAAACCCACCATCAAACTTACAGGCATCTGAAAGAGTTGTTGTAATAAACGCTCTTGCAGTAACTAAGTTAATTTTATCCTGGGTATCAGTAACAGGTGTAAGTCAATATCTTGTTCAGTATAGATTCAATAATACTAACTGGGTAAATGAAGTCGTATTCAGACCTGATTTTGAACTTATTGGTACAGAAGCAGGAGCTTATGAATTTAGAGTATTTTCATTTAATGCAGCTTTGAAATTATCTGCTACATCTTCTGATCTTACTTTTAATGCTGTAGGTAAAACAGATCCTCCAGGTAATGTTCAAAATTTATCTATGGAACCTATTACTAATAAATTAGTAAGACTTAGATGGACAAAAGCTGTAGATCCAGATGTTCTTCACGGAGGACGGGTTTATGTGAGGCACAGTAATTTAACTGATGGTAGTGGTACGTTTCAAAACTCAGTTGATCTTGTTACTGCACTAGCTGGTAATACTACAGATGTTGTCGTTCCATCTTTAGAAGGAGAGTATATTCTTAAGTTTCAAGATGACCAAGGTAATTTTAGTGTAGGAGAAACCAGTATAATACAGGATTTACCTGATCTTATTGATACTCAGATCATATTGCAAGACAGAGAAGATTTAGATAGTCCACCATTTCAAGGGACAGATACTAATACAGAATTTAATAACACAACCAGTGCATTGCAGCTTACCAATCCAGCTACAAATGCCACAGGAGAATATGCTTTTAAAGACATTTTAGATTTAGGTGGTGTATTTTCTCTTGATCTAAGAAGAGTAATCAGGTCTGTTGGATTCAACATAGGAACAGATATAGAAACATTGATTCCAAATGATCCTCCTGAACTTGGTGGACCTGCTGATGGTGGTTGGGATAATTATGCTACTGATGGGAATTTTGATGGTGCAGCAGCCGATGAAGCAAACTGTCAAATTCAAGTAGCAACGTCACAAACAGCATCGGGTAATTTTGGAGCATTTAATAATTTTGCTAACGGTACATTTAAAGGTCGTAGATTTAAATTTAAATTAGTTTTAGAAACTACAAATACTGCCCAAAACATGAACGTGCAACAAGCAGGATATACAGCAGAATTTCAATCAAGAACAGAACAGAATTATCAAACAGGAGGCAGTACATCTACCGCACCACAACAATCAGGTACATCTTCTTCTGGTAAAACTGTTACCTTTGGATCGCCATTTTTTGTTGGTACTTCATCTTTAGGTGGAGCAAATGCGTTTTTACCTTCTATTGGAATCACAATACAAGATGCTATAGATGGTGATTTCTTCCAAATATCAAATGTAAGCGGAACAGGCTTTACAATTAAGGTTATGAGAAACAATGTTAATACTTTTGTTGATAGGTCTTTTACTTTTTCTGCTGTAGGATATGGTAAAGGGGTGTAATATGGAGAAAAGCACTGTATAGATGAGCCAAGTATCAGACTATAATATTGCCAATGCGTCAGGAGCTTCTGTAAGAAGTGACCTCAATGCTGTTTTTGCTGCGATAAAAACTTTAAATAGTGGTGGTACTGATCCTAGTAATACGTCATCATTTATGCCGTATGTAGATACAGCAGATAGCAATAATTTAAAAATAAGAAATGCAGCTAATGATGGATTTACTACTGTAGGATCTGTTGATTCTGCAAATTTAGGATTACTGCCAAGATCAGGTGGTACGATGACGGGTCAGTTATTGGGCGATGATGGATCTGGTGCAAGTAGTCCAGCTTATGCGTTTGATACTGATACAGATACAGGAATGTTTAGGGCTGGTGCGAATCAACTAGGGTTTGCAACATCTGGTTCAAAAAAATTACAAATAGATACAAGCGGTGTAACTATTATTGCTAGTACTAGTGCTTCAAGAAGTTTAAATTTTCAAGAAGCAACTAATAATGGTAGTAATACTATTTCACTAAAATCTCCTAATAGTTTGGGAGGTGACTATACTCTTACACTTCCACCATCTGTAACAAGTGGTGGATTTTTACAGACAGATGGATCGGGTAATTTATCCTTTCAAATTGTGGCTGGTGTACCATCTGGCTCTGTATTTTGTATGGCTGTAGCTACTGTACCTTCTGGTTATTTAGAGTGTAACGGTGCTGCGGTTAGCAGAACAACATATGCTGCTTTATTTGCAATTATTGGTACTGCTTATGGAACGGGTAATGGATCAAGTACTTTTAATCTTCCCGATTTGCGTGGTGAATTTGTAAGAGGTTTTGATAATGGTAGAGGTGTTGATAGTGGTAGATCTATAAATGATCCGCAAGGTCATCAATTTGGTCAGCACAATCACAACGTTAGTGCCTTATCAAGTTCAAGTGTTACTGATCCTGGTCACCAGCACAGTATGAGTGTTGGCTTTTTCAACTCATTAAGTAGTGGAGGTGCAGCAGCATTTAGAGATGATGGCACATCGAATAGAATTAACAATGCGTCTACAGGAATATCTGTTTCTACTTCTACAACTATTAGCCAAAGTAATCGAGGTGGAACTTCAAACAGTTCTGAAACAAGACCTCGCAATATAGCTATGATGTATATAATTAAAGTCTGATTATGGCAATAGAACCTGGCATATACAACTTTACGCTTCAACGAAGATCGGATCATACAATTCCGCTTGTTTTTAAGGATTCTAATAATGCTGCAATAAATCTCACTGGATTCACTGTAGCTGCACAGGTTTGGGAAGAAACTCGCACCACAAAATATGCTGACTTTTCTGTTACTTATACTGATAGGTCTGCTGGATCTGTAAGTATTACTCTTACTGATACACAAACTGCTACGTTTACTCCTGATATTTTAAAATATGATGTTTTATTAATTGATGCTGGAGGGTCTAAAGAATATTATTTAGAAGGTACAATATTTGTAAGCGAGGGTTATACTTCAACATGAGTAACGTAAGCATTACAACCGAAAAAAATACTGTTACCGTCAATGGCGATACCAGTGTTGTTACGGTTGCAACTCAAGGCCCACAAGGACCAGCTTTTGCAGCAACAGGTACTTCTTTAAATGATTCCAACAAAGTCAACAATTCAGTAGTGTATTTTGATTCAACAAGTGGTAC